GCCCTTTCTTTCTATAAGAGACGTCAAGTTTACTGGTACCCTTCTACCTTGTATATTTACTTTGCCAAGCTTTCTATTTATAATCTCTTCGAACGTATTACTAGCCATTAAAGCACCCTATGTACGCTTAAAGCATTCCTTATATGTGCTGGTATAATAGCACTACTAGTATAGGTAGCGGATTCACCATTACCTAAGTTTCTAGACATATTGAACTCTCGTTTGTCTAAGTACGTAACGTACTCAAGCGCAGAGTATATAACATCTGCAGGAGGTACTGTGTGCCCCCAAGTAAAGTCTACTTCGAAAGCAAACCTATCACTAGGAAAAGAAATTATAGCTTCGATTATACCCTCACCAGGGTGTAGTATATAAAGCAAAGGGTCTACAATTTCAGTAGCGAATCTCAATTCCTCTACACTCAATACCGGGGCATTGGGTAGTATAATCTCAAGACCATTATTACTAGTAGTTTTATGTTCCAGTACTACAATAGGCTCGAACTTAGTGTTGCAAAAGTTTTCAATATATTCGTTAGAAAAATCTACTAGGAACTGGTGTTGGGTATCGTTAGTCGGACTATTGATTCCTGCGAAGGATTTATAGTCCGCCAATGTAATTATTGCCATTTAGTCGCTCCTTAAACGAAAAAAGCCCCACCCGAGGTGGGTAGGGCTAATTGGTTGATTACTTAACTAGCTACTATGAACCGTCAGCATCATATGTAATTGCTACAACACCTTTACCGTTACCTGAACCATCATCGATTAGAGGCTCTAAGTTAACACGCTGAGTTGCAACGAAAACTGTACGGTCTAATTCGATTTCGAAGTCACTACGTAAAGTAAGACCACGTTGACGAGTTGTAACGAAGTTAGATGTATTAACCATGATAGCGTAAGTCGCATCATTAGCTTTAGCTGGGAATGCGTTAGAAACTAACACTTTCATTCCGTAAATGTTACCAACTTCACCTACTAGTTTAGTTGCAGAACCATTTACTTGTTGTACGTCACCCCATTCTGGATCTAAGATTAAATCCCAGTAGGCGTCTTGTGAAACAACTAGAGAGATGTTATTAAGGTCTAAACCATAAAGATCTAACTTTCTACGCGCTTCAGCGATTCCTAAGGCAGTAACCTTAACTGAACCACTTGCAATAGCAGCAGTTTCGAATTTTTGTGCGCCGGCAGCAACTGCTAGAGCTTGAGTGATAAGACCTTTCGGCTCACCTGTACCAGAACCATTTAAGAATGCATTATCCATTTCAGCGGCATGTGCTTCAACTAAGTGGCTACGTAAGATAGGAATTAAAGAAAGAATAGCATCTTCTTCAGTTTCTTCTGTTAAGTACGTTTTAGCAGCTAGTTTGAATGTCTTAAGTGTTTTCTCTGTTAGTGCAACAGTGATTTCAGCACCAGTACGTGCAGGGTTAGAACCTACATCTAGAACTGCTGCAGCTACCCAGTTTGCGTTAGAGCGGTTAGGATTGATTGGAATCGTAAGATTCGCTGAATTCATAGCCATCTCTGTAAACAAAGGAGCGATTACAAGCTTAGCTTGGATATCACGGATTAAGTTTGTAGAGAAAGTTGTTTCATAGCTATCACTAGAAACTACGATGCTAGAAGAAGGGTTAACAGCTTTAGTAGCAAAGTGAGCTTTACCAGCGTCAGTAGCGAATACATCCATACCTTTGATGGTAGCAAGCATTACTAATTCGTCTACGGCTTTTTCATCAGATGTATCAATACCGCGCATAGCAGTAGTAATAGCATTGAATGGTTTGTTACGTGAGGCAACAACTTGTGCGATTTCTTCTTTAAGAGAGATGATTTGATCGTTGTTAGCTTTAACTAAGTCAGCGAATGCACCTTCTTTCTCATTAAGTTTCTTTTCTAAGTCGTCGATTAATACTTTAGCAGCTAGAGTAGCGTTAGCTTTGATAGATGCATCGAGTGCTTCTGCCTGGGCTTTTTTGTCGTCTATAGCTTTAGCAGCGGCAATTTTCTTTGCTTCTGCAGCTTCAACAGCTTTAGTAGCGGCTTCAGCAGCAGCTAAAGCAGACGATGCAGCATTAGCTTTAATCGCGTCTTCGGTCATTTTTTGAATTTCTTCAAGAGTCATTTGATTTTCCTTATTGTCGCCTACTTTCTTGGGCGTTATATTAGTTTTAAAGCGTTCGAAGTCTGATGACTCCATACTCTTTGCAACCGAGAACGTAGAGTCCTGATTGCAGGGGACAGATACTACAGATACTTCATGAAGTTCAACATCATTAATAAAGTAGGTATCAGATTTGCTGTCATAATCGGCGTCTAGTATATTAAATCCTACGCTGAACGCAGACAATGTACCATCCTTGATTAGGTCATACACATGACCAGCACCTGTGCTGATATGTGCTTTAATTTTTAACCCTAAGTCCGTAACTTCAAAATCAACCATTTTACCGATTGGTTTTTCGTGGTCATGGAATGCTAGGATAATGGGGTTCTTTAAGTAGTTTGTCATTGCTGACTGAGTTTCCCAAGCAGTTTTTGGTATAATATCACCGGCTCTGTCTTTGGTAACTGTATTAGCATAACCTTCGATTATTAAACCACCATCTTCGGCGGCCTTAACAGTCTTGATCTCACTAACTACTTTGGTATTGAATTTATTTTTTAATCTCATTCGATACCTCTTTTATCTTCTTAACTATAGTCTTTCTAGCAGCAATTGCTGCTCGTTCTTGAATAGCAAACGTTTTGTACGCTATCTCGAATTTCGACCAAGTTTTAAAAGACTTTGTAATCGTTAATGCTGGGAAAGGTTTATCAGCAGTGGCACTATAAGTACTACGACTAGGAAGCTTATTTCCGAAAACAGCATACACGTTCTTAATAATGTCTTGCATTATTCATCTCCGTTATTGGAAGGTGGAGCACCACCCTCTTGACCTGTAACACCGGTTGCAGAACCTGCAATATTGGCTGGAATTCTAATAGTAGTCATGTTAGGGTCGTCATCAAGTGTTTCAAACCTTAATATAGTTCTAGCCTCATTACCAGTAATAATACCATTATTAACTAGTGCAGATAACCTATCGGATTCTTGTTTTTGGTCAGGTCTTAATGCAGGGACTCTGTGAGTGGATAACTCAACGTCGTATGCAAAAAATTGCTCGAATGAAGATTCGAACTTGCGCAGCATCGGAAGTATTGTCAAATAGAACATTAATTCCAGATTGGGTTTGATATTAGCGTTGTTACCAGAGTTCAGTAGGATTGGCGGAACCCCTAAGGCTACACAAATCTTATCTTCTAGGGTTTCGATTGAGTCACCAAAATCCATTTCTCTGAAGTTTGAGCTGCCCATTGACTTGGCTTTTAAACCTGCGTCTAAGATTAACGGTCTACCACCACCCTTTTTAGGGTTGTACTTAGCCATCCAATCTTTCTCTTGGCGCTCTTTCATTTTCTTACCAAGAATCTCATCAGTCTCTACGATAATGCCCATAACGGCACCATTCTCGAAAAACTGTTTCTGGAAGTTCATCATTGATTCTCTAGTTAAGATAGAGTCTAATGAACTGTTGATTCTTGAATCACCTCGATATATCGAGGTTACGCTATTATCTTTGATGAAGATAACTTCGTTTGCTGCGAACCTGTGCTGCCCGTTGTAAACGAATGAATTTATGTATGTAACCTCATCAGGTATAATTTCCACGTTAGCAGCAGGTAAATGATATAGACCTGTACCGTCAAAGTGGATAAACGCATTACCGTCTATCAGGAAGTCCATGATAAGCAGTCTGCGGAATGTATTTATGTCCATGTATGGGTTTGGACGATTGTTAAGTAGTGTAGTCAGTGTCTTCTGTCTAACGCCCGTAACTTGCCCTGTAAAACTTAGTGTGTTAGCGACATCGTAGTTTACCATACTAGTATTATCTATTAGTATGTTCACACAACGATTTACCACTTCAACCATGTCATACGCGTTGGCTAGTGTAAGAACTTTAGTTTGAGAAGAACTCACTGTAGAGCCTTCCTCCATAGCAATAATATCTTGCACTGGATTAAGCTTCTCTACTATGGACTGCCAAAGGGTTGGCATAGCTAAAGCTCCTTATATATGTCGAGAGAATCTGTCGCAGAGGTCTGACTCTCCATTAGAGAATCTTCCGAACCCGCGGTCTCTATCGACTGGTTCAATTGAGGGTTGGGCGTCCTTGCCCAAATGTTTGTCCTTAATCTTTTGTACCCACATCTCTTGTTTCTTAGCTGTAGCAAGTGAAGGCTCTCTCCCGTAT